TTAAGCGGGTTTTTGGTAGTGGAGGGCGCGGGGGCTGTCGTGGAGGCCTTGGGTGGTGGGGTCGTTGACGATGCCCAGGATGGTGAGCAGGGCGAACAGGGCGTTCAGGGCGGCCAGGAGCTTTTCCTCCAGGGGGGCCAGGTCCAGTGTCACGCCGCACAGGGCGGCGATGGTCTGCACCAGCAGCAGGGCTGCGGGGATGGCGGCGGCCCAGAAGGCCCGGTTTTTCAGGCGTACTTTCCAGTTAATCATGGCATTTTCCTCCTTGGTTCTGTTTGTATACGGCTTCCAGATTTTCCAGCCGGTGGTTTACCACCTTGATGCGCTCCTCGCACAGGGGTACCCGGCGGGCGAAATTGTTGTGCTCACGGACCTCCCGGGTCAGCTCCTCCAGCTTGGTCTCCGTCACCGCCTGGGACTTGCCGTTGGCAATGAGCACCCCGGTCAGGGTGATGCCCCCGGTGATAATGGCTGCCAGAATTGTTTCCATTTTCTTCCCCCCTAGATATTCACATGGTAGCTTCCCGAGGCGATGCGGTACCAATAGGCAATCCGCCCGTCGGCCTTGGCCCGGGTCAGGCAGTCCTCCACCGTCCCGGCGGCGGCCCCGGGGGCGGAGAAGTCCGCCGCCCGGCCGGTCAGGTGGGTGCTGTTGGCCACGCTGCCGGGCAAGGTGGCATTGTATTTGGCGCAGCGCACCCCGCTGCCGCCGCTGTGGCCGTCCGGGGGCACCACAATCACCGGCCGGCCAAGCTGCTCCCGCAGGGCATCCAGGAACCGGACCAGTCCCTCCTTCGGCTCCGCCGGGAAGCCGGTACACCACCGGCCGCAGGGGCACCGGAACTCCTGCCGCCGGAAATGCCGGATGTCCTGCCAGAAGCTCCCGGGGGCGTCCTGATTTTGTCGATTTTTGTCGGAATTTGTCGATAAGTTTTCCTTGACAGTCCCTGCCGCTTCCTGGGCTTGCCCCTGGGAGGCGGTTTTGTTTTGTCTATAATTGTCGGAATTTGTCGAAAAGTTTTTCTTGACAGCCTCTTGCAGAGCCTGCCGGGTGGCCGGGCCGGGGTGGCCGTCCACGTTCAGGTGGGCGGCAGCCTGGAAGCGCCGGATGGCAGCCAGGGTATTGGGCCCCAGCTTGCCGTCGGGGGCACCGGGGTCGAAGCCCAGGTAGCACAGCAGGCACTGGATTTGCCTTACCGTCATGCCCCCGCCTCCTGCATCTGCCGGGCCAGCGCCCGGCACTGCTGGGCGGTAAGGCCGGTGTCGTAAATCCGGAAATCCTCAATGGTACCGGCGGCGTACTGGGCGAAGGAGCCGTCGGGCATCCGCCGGGCAAAAAGGCACAGGGTATCCCCGGTGAAGGCCCCCTCCAGGGGTGCGCCGTAGCCGTCCCAGCAGCCGCCGTCGAAGAGCACCACATAGCTGCCCCCGGTTTTGGCGAGAATGCAGTAGTGGTAGCCGTCGGTGGAGAAGTCGCCCCCCACCCACTCGAACAGGCCCCCGGATTTCAGCACGGAGAAGCCCTTCCGGTTTCCCAGGCCGATGTTGAACACCGGGGTCTCCGTCACCTTCTCCACCCGCAGGTGGAGGGTGGTTTCCACTCCGGCGGTATCGTCCCGGGATTCCAGGATGGAATTGTAGTTTTCGCTGCCGCCCATGCCATCCCGGATTTTTACGGCCAGGGTCCAGTCCTTCTCCCGGTCATAGGGGGCCCACCGGGTATCCACCACCCGGCTGCCGGTGGAGGTCAGGGGCTTTTTCAGCCGCCAGAGCATTTTGCCGTAGGCATCGGTGACGTTCTCCTCGTAGATGCTCTCCTCCGGGGGGCGGGCGGGGGTATCCCCGGCGGCGGGGGTGCTCTGGGCCAGCCAGGCCGCCACCAGCTTGCCGATGGCCCGGTAGCCGTAGGCGCTGAAATGGAGGGCCTCGAATTTGGGGCTGCCGTTTTCCATGGTGCAGGCGCAGAGGATGGGGGCCTTTTCCAGGATGGCATCCCCCTGGGCGTAGCCGGAGGTGTCGAAGTAGCTGTGGCTCATATTGGCCAGGGTCAGGCCGTGGAGGGGCAGCTGGCGGTACAGGTTCAGCACATGGCATTTCCCCTCCCCATCCGTCAGGGCGGCGGCCACGCTGTCGGCGGCATCGCCCCGGAACTCCCGGGACAGGAGCACCAGATAGTCGCTATACCCGCCGTAGGCCACCATTTTCTTCACCTTGGCGCAGAAGTCCGCCGCCCCGGAGTGGCCGCCGTTGGCACCCATCCAGATAACTGCCAGACCGTTGCGGTAGTTGGCCATGGCGAAGGTTTCCAGGGTGCTGCCCGCGGGGACCTCCACGGCGCTGCCGGGGGTGAGGCGGGTGAAGTAATAATTATCGTCGGAATCGTTCCGGGTAATCCCCCGGTGGAGGGTGCCCCGGACCCCGGAAAGGGTGCAGGGGTTGATGCCCGCCTCCATGGGCTTCAGGGGTCTGGCCACTGCCCCGGAGGCGGTGGGGATGCCCTGGCTCACGGTGCCCACCGGCACCGGGGTGCAGTCGGCGGGGATGGTGAAGCCCCCAAGGACCATGGGGTCCGCACCCTGCCGGGCCATAATGGTAATCACGTCTTCCCCCTGGCAGCCCAGGTTCACCGCCCGGAAGTCGGTAAGCTCGGCGGTATAGGGGTGGAGGTTGAAGGCCTGGAACACGCCGTCCGTCAGCTTGATATTGGAGCCCTCTCCCTGGGTCAGGGAGTCGCCCCAGCAGTAGACCCTGGGGGCGTTCACCGGCTGGGGGGCGGCGGCGTCCAGCTTCTTTTCCATGGCATCCATGCGGCCCAGCAGCTCCTGGGTCAGCAGGGCCGGGGGCAGGGGGTCGTCCCCGCCCTCCGCCGCCGAGGGGCGGACGGTGCCGCACCGGGCCCAGAGGGTGGGGATGCGCAGGTTTCCCGCACCGTCCCAGCCGTCCAGGGCCACCTCCAGGGGGTAGCCCTCCGTCAGGCAGTCCCAGGGCACGCTTACCGCCCCAGCGGCCTCCACCTGACTTTCCCGGGGGCCGCAGCGGAATTTCACAACCACCCGCAGGCCGTTCCATTCCTCTCCCAGCTCCAGGGCCACAGGAATCCCCACCGCCCCGGCGGTGATGACCCCCTCCACCCGGGCCCAGGCCACAGCCCCCCGGGCCAATACTCGAATTTTCGTCATTTCCATCTCTCCTTTTTTAGTTACGCTTTGAGTTTGTACCCATACGTGGGTGCCCTGCCCCACCCGGTATCGTTTCCCCGGCAGAAACCGGTAAAATATTCTGAGTTTTCGTAGGGGCGATGAAAATCGCCCGCAACGTTGCTGTTTCCGAGCGGCACATTGAATGGTACAGCCCGTCCCCGGCTCCCTCTCTGAGGGAGTATCCCCCGTTGAATGGTAAAAGGAACCGGTTTCTGAGTTTTCGTAGGGGCGATGAAAATCGCCCGCAATCTTGCGGTTTCTGAGCGGCACATTGAATGGTACAGCCCCACCCCGGCTCCCTCTCTGAGGGAGCTGGCACGCCCAACGGGCGTGACTGAGGGAGTGTCGTCCGATGGTTCCTCCATGCCGATGATTTACTCACAGGTTTTTTATTGGCTCTGAAATTTTTGAGCGGTTACGTTCATCGGGGTACACTCCCTCAGTCTCGCTTTCGCTCGACAGCTCCCTCAGGGAGGGAGCCGGGAATGGCTGGTGCCATTCAACCGGGTGCTCGCTGAAATCCGGGGTTACGGGCGATTTTCATCGCCCCTACGAAACTCTGGATGTTTGACCGCTCTCAACCAACGAAGGACACTCCCTCAGTCAGCCCGAAGGGCTGACAGCTCCCTCAGAGAGGGAGCCGGGAACGCTCCCATTCATCCGGGTGCTCGCTGAAATTCGGGGTGGCGGGCGATTTTCATCGCCCCTACGAAGGCTCGGAAGATTTTGGGTTTTACCATTCAACGAACGACACTCCCTCAGTCAGCCCGAAGGGCTGACAGCTCCCTCAGAGAGGGAGCCGGGGGACGGCGCTCCCAGCCGGGCCGGTCTATGCTTTGGTTTGCAGCTGGGAAAAGAGCTGGTCTACGTATTCCTTGGTGGCGGGGTCGGTGGGGGACTGGGGGGTGGGGAGGTGGAGGAGGCGGTGGCCGGTGAGGTCGGTGTCCAGGGCCAGGCTCAATGTGTCCGGGGCCTGGGCCCGCATACCGATGCCCACGGACTTGCTGCTCCGGCAGAAGTCCAGCAGCACGAAGGCCACCCCCACAAAGGCGGCGGGGGAGGCGGCGGTCTGGAAGCTGTCCGTCACCTCCAGGGTGCAGCGGTAGCTGCTGTCCTCCCCGGCGGGCAGCAGCACCCGGCCCTGGGCCTGGAATTGATTTTCATATTCCGCCAGCGTCACCAGTCGCTCCTCCCCGGTGCCCTGGGTGCGGCAGCGGACCCGGTAGGCGGTTTTCCCCCCGGCCACCGGTGTGGCCCCGGCGGCAAATTCCAGGCACAGGTACACCCCATCCGCCTGGGGTGCGCCCTGGGGGGTGCACCGGTAGGCGGCGGCAATCCGGGCGGTGGGGGCTGCGTAGGGCAGCACCTCTATTCTCTCCCGGGCGGCGGCGGTTCTGCCCCGGCTGTCCGTCACCGTTACGGTGATGTCCACCGGGCCGCTGTGGGCCAGGGCGAAGCAGACCTGCTCCCCGGTGCCGGAGAGGCCGCCGCAGGTCACGGCGATTTCCCGGATACCGGCCCCATAGGGCCCCGCCGCCTGGGTGGTCACCCGGCAGCGGCTCTGGCCCTGGATATAGCCCCCATGGCTGGCGGTGTAGCCCAGGGCATCCGCCACCGTCACCGCCACCTCCGGCACCACCGTCCCGGGAATGTCCAGGGGCAGGGTGAATTTTCCGGTGCCCACCGTCTCCTCCCCGGCGTAGGTGGTGCAGGCAAAGGCCACCTCCACCCGGGTATCCTGGGTCTGCTGGGCGGCCAGCGCCAAGGGGGGTGTCCAGGTCAGGGTGTCCGCCTGGGTTTTCTCCGCCAGAACCCCGGACTGGCTGCCGCACTGCCAGGTAACGGTATCCCGGAAGCCGGGGGCGGCTCTGGTCAGGTGCAAGGTCAGGGGCGCTCCCAGGGGGCCGGGCTGGGCGGATAGGCCGGTGGCCCGGGGGATTCTGGGCAGGGCCGTCTCCCCGGAGCGGGTGAAGCTGTCCACGAACCGGTTGCCGGTGGTATACAGCCGCAGACTGGCTGTAGCGGTAAGATTGGCGGTGCCGTCGGCGGCGTGGGGGACGGTGACCTCCTGGCAGCTGTAGCCGCTCCAGCTGTCCTCGCCTCCCTGGTACCAGCTGCCGGAGTAGATCAGGTTACAGCCCTGGACGTTGTTCAGAATCAGGTTGGCGGCCAGTGCGCCCCCCAGCCGGATTTCCCCCAGCACCCAGCAGCTGCCCACGGTGGTGCCGGTGCGGTTCCGGATGGCCAGGCCGGTGGCCCGGATGCGGGAGGTATTCTCCTGTAGGCTCTGGGTGATTTCCAGGGTCAGCTTTACGTCCTGGCCCAGCTGCAGCTCCATGGTCAGGCCTCCTTCTTCTTTTTCGTCAGGCCCGCACCGGAAATGGCTCCCAGCACCGCCCCCAGGAAGCCGGGGGTAGTGTCGCTCTTCTTCTTTTTGGAAGCCTTGGTGACGTACCGGACCTGGGGGGCGGGCTGGTGGGCGGCTTCCCACTGCTGGTCGTAGCGGCGTTTGTCTTCGTCGTACTCCGTCTGCCATTTCCAGTCGGCGATGTCGTCCCGGTAGGTCTGGTAGTCCAGCTTGCTCTGGGTCCGGTATGCCTCCAGCAGCCGGTCGGCCTCCTGCTGCCAGGCGGCCAGAGAGTCGGTATACCGGCCATAGTCCCGGCTGTCCGCCCCCAGCAGCAGGTTATATTTGTCCTTCAGCCCCTGGGTTTGGAGCCGATACTGCTCCATGGCCAGGGTATACAACTCCGGGATGCGGTCGCCCAATGCATCCAGCTGCCGGGCGTAGGCCTGCTGCCCTGCGCTCTGGGCGTAGGAGCTGCCGTAGCCCCCGGTGAGGGCCGCCGCCTGGCCCAGGGTATCCTCCATGGCCAGCTGACCGTTTTTCACGGCGCTGTCCCGGTAGCGTTTATACAGTGCGTCTCCGTCCAGCCGGTAGCGGAAGGACGGCTGCTGCATCAGCGCATCCAGAGCCTGGCCCAGGGCCTGGTCATACCGCCCGGTATACTCCGGCCGCTTTTGCGCCTGCTCCTGCACCGCCTTCTTCGCCTCCGCCGCAGCCTTAGAGACCTCAAATTCCTTCTTCCCCATATTTTTCTCCTTTTTTCGTTACGCTTTGAGTTTGTACCCATACGTGGGTTCCCTGCCCCACCCGGTATCGCTCCCCCGGCAGAAACCGGTAAAATATTCTGAGCCTTCGTAGGGGCGATGAAAATCGCCCGCAATCTTGCGGTTTTTGGGCGGTACGTTGAATGGTACGCACCCATTCCCGGCTCCCTCTCTGAGGGAGCTGTCGAGCGAACGCGAGACTGAGGGAGTGTACTACGATGCTCGTAACCGCTCAAAAATTTCAGAGCCAAAAAAACTGTGAGTAAACCATCGGGCCCGGAATAACCAACGAACGACACTCCCTCAGTCAGCCCTTGCGGGCTGCCAGCTCCCTCAGAGAGGGAGCCGGGGGACGTTCCCATTCATCCGGGTACTCGCTAAAATCCGGGGGTGCGGGCGATTTTCATCGCCCCTACGGAACTCTGATGATTTTGGCTTATACCATTCATCGGACGACACTCCCTCAGTCAGCCCTTCGGGCTGCCAGCTCCCTCAGGGAGGGAGCCGGGGGACGCTCCCATTCATCCGGGTGCTCGCTAATATCCGGGGTTGCGGGCGATTTTCATCGCCCCTACGGAACTCTGGATGATTAACCGCTCTCAACCATCGGACGACACTCCCTCAGTCAGCCCTTCGGGCTGACAGCTCCCTCAGGGAGGGAGCCGGGGGACGCTCCCATTCATCGGGGTACTCGCTGAAATCCGGGGTTACGGGCGATTTTCATCGCCCCTACGAAAGCTCTGATGATTTTGGCGGGTGCCATTTGGTCGGGCTTTATCGCAGGCTCAGATGGCCGTCGGGGGAGAGCTGCCAGGTGTAGTCGGCTATTTGCAGGGTCTGGGCGGTGATGGCGTCGGCGGAGATTTCCGCCACCTGGGCGGCGGTGACGTGGAGCTTGCGGTCGCTGATATAGGCCACCTCCACCTGATTGCTGTCGTAGAAGGACAGCCTGTCCGCCGTCAGCCGGGCGTAGCGGCGGAAGCGGATAATGCCGTTTTCCCCCTCCTGCTGGCCGATTTCCACGCCGTACACCCCATCGGCCAGTTCCCCGGTGCGGATGGTGGCGCTTACCGCCCGGAGGCCGGAGTCCAGCTCCGCCACGGCGCTGGTAAGCTGCTGGACGTTTTCAAACTGCTGGGTCAGCCCCCGGGAATTGGCGGTGAGCTGCTGGCTGGTCTCCTGCCGGAAGGTGCCGAACTGGCTCTGGGCCACATACTTCCCCTCCAGCCGCTGGGCCACCCGCTGCTCCAGCACCTGGGTCACCTGGGCGCTTTTCAGTATCAGCGCCTTCAGTCCGGCGTTGACGGCCTGGGGGGTCACCGGGGCAGCAGGGGCGGGGGCTGCATTCTGGCTTCCGGCCGGGGTCTGCACCCCATCGAAGGCGTATTGCAGCTGCTCCCACAGGGCATACAAATATTTCTGGATTTGCCGCAGCTGCTCCGCCTCGGTGCCCCCGGTGAGCTGCGGGGGGCGTAAATTCACCGCCGTCACACGTCACTCCCCCATTCCATGGTCTTGGCCAGGGCGTGGAGCCGCATGGGGCCGGTGCCCTCCAGCCGCAGCCGCAGGTGGTCGCACCGCCGCACCGCCACCGGGAGGGTGAAGGTTTTCAGCTCCGTGGCCTGGATTCTGGCCAGGGGCAGCCAGGCCGTCTCCCGGTCATAGCGGACGTACAGCGCCATCCGGCCCCCCAGCTCCACCCTCAGGCTCAGCCGGGACAGCTGCTTGCAGTCCGGGCTCAGGCCCCCCAGGGGGCCGGTTTCCAGGTACCAGGAGAAGGGCCCCTCCGGCTCCCCCTGGCCGGAGACGCTGATGATTTCCCCGGCTTGGTTTACATAAAACAAGTCTCCTCGGCAGGGGCAGAAGCAGTGGATTTCGCTGCTGTCCTCCCGGTGCCACAGGCCCCGGGGGGCATCGTAGACGAACAGGTGGTAGCCGCCCCCGGTCTCCTGCATACTGATATAGTACCGGCTCCCCAGAGCCCCGGCGGCGGCCCGGGTGTAGCGGGTTTTTCCCAGGCTCTGGGACACCTCCACCGGCACCGCCCCATCGTAGGCGCACACCCCCTCTGGGGATTTGTAGAACAGGGTCTGGCCAATCCGGGCCAGGCTCCGGCTGCTGCCCAGCTGGACCCCGGGGCACTGGGTGGTTTGCAGCCGGAAGGAGGCGGGGGTAGTGCCGTAGATTTTGTGGATGCAGCCCTCCCGGAAGAACAGGGGGCAGCCCAGAAATTCCGCCGCCCCGGTGAAGGGGCCGTCGGTGCCCAGGCTCAGGGCGTAGCTGCCGGTGCTCACCCCCTGGAAGCAGCTCCAGTTCCGGAAATCCCCCAGCTTACTGGCGTAGATTTCGTTTACCACCGCCCCGGTGCGGCTGGTGCCGTAGCGGCAGCCCCAGAGCCGGTTGCCGCAGTGGATGACGAAATCCATATTGGGCAGGTACCGGCCCAGGGTCACCGGGGCGGTCTGGGTCTGCTCCGCCGCCAGCAGGCCCGGCAGGGTGACGAAGTCCTCCCCGCACTGGGCAATCACCCCCTGGGCGGCCACCCCCTCCGGCCCGCCGGAGAGCTGCACGCCGTCCCCCGGCCGGAAGGCCCGGCCCAGCCCCGGGGCGGTGATTTTCACCAGGGTGGTATCCACGCTGACCCACATCCCGCTTCCCGCCGACCATTGCAGCAGGGTCATAGCGGAAGAATTGTCCAGCCACAGCGCCCCGTTTTCCGGCTCCTTGGGCTCCTCCGGCTGGGTATAGGCGGGAATCAGGGGGGTGCCGTCGGCCAGCACCGGGGTAAACCGCACCGGGCCGGAGGCGGTGCATTCCGCCTCCAGGTTGCCAAAGTCCGTTAAATCCGCAGTATTTATGTACTTTTTATCCGGGAAGATAACGACATACGCCCCCATGGACACCAGCTGCTTTTCCCCCGGGGTCATGCCCAGGGAAACCGGGTAGCCGTTTACCACGAAGTCGCCGCCGTCCACCCAGCACAGGCCGTCCTTGGCGGTCAGGCCGGTGCAGCTGCCGGGCCGGGCGTACACGCCCCGGGGGCGGCGGGTAGAGAGCAGGGGATAGTCCTCCCCGGAGCAATTTTCCATGGCGGTAAAGGTGCCCGCCGCCGGGCGGGGGCAGCCGCTGTAGCCCGGGAAGGCAGTCAGCAGCTCCCGGCTGGTGCTGCCCTGTTTCAGGGTAGGGAACTCCATGGCCATTCCTCCTTAAAAGAATTTCCGCCGTCCGGGCCGCTGGCTGCCCCGCTGCAAAGCGTTGGCGTATTAACGAATTCCCCGATGAATGGTGAAATGTAAAAACCTTTGAGTTTCGTAGGGGCGATGAAAATCGCCCGTAATCTCACGGTTTAGCGAGTACCCGGTTGAATGGTACCCGCCCATCCCCGGCTCCCTCTCTGAGGGAGCTGTCGAGCGAATGCGAGACTGAGGGAGTGTCCCCCGATGAATGGAAAACGCCTTTCGTAGGGGCGATGAAAATCGCCCGCAACGTTGCGGTTTCCGGGCGGCACGTTGAATGGTACGCACCCATTCCCGGCTCCCTCTCTGAGGGAGCTGTCGAGCGAAGCGAGACTGAGGGAGTGTACCCCGATGCTCGTAACCGCTCAAAAGTTTCAGAGCCAATAAAAACCGTGCGTAAACCATTGGCCCGGAGCAACCATCGAACGACACTCCCTCAGTCAGCCCTTGCGGGCTGCCAGCTCCCTCAGAGAGGGAGCCGGGAATGGCTTGCACCATTCAACCGGGTACTCGCTGAAATCCGGGGTTACGGGCGATTTTCATCGCCCCTACGAAGCTCTGAATGTTTTAGCGCTCCCGCACATCGAAGTGCATGGCTTACCTCGGGTTGGTGCTTTCGGCTACTCGTTGGCGGGCGGTGCGGGTGGCGTAGGGCTCCTGGGGGGTGGCCTTGAGCCTGGCCTTGCCGGGGGCGGGCGGGGCCAGTGGGGGCTGGCAGGCCTGGGCGTTCCGGGCGATGCGCTGCATAATCATGTCCTTCCTGTCGAAGTCCATCATGTCCATACAGGCCAGGGCCTGCTGGGCGTTCCGGGGGTCGAAGAATCCGGCGGAGTAGAATTGCAGGGCCATCTCGTTCTGGCTCATCCGGGAGTAGGCGCTCTGCTTCTGGGCGGACACGGTGATGTCGAACAGGGGCACCCGGGTCAGGCCGGTGAGGGCATCCTCCGTGCCCTGGATTCCCTGGCTGCTGTAGCGGACGAATTCCTCCGTCCCCCCGGCCCCCACAATCCGGAAGCACCGGGGCAGGCCATAGAACTGGCGGATCAGCTCAATGACCATCAGGCAGATTTTCCGGAAGGCCCGGTAGGCCGCCCGGTTGCTGTCCCGGCTGAGCTTGCTCCCCGCCTCCTGCATGGCGGCGATGGCACTGGCGGCGGTGACGCCGCTGCTGGTGCCCCCGGTGGAGATATCCCGGTTGCCGGTGACCTCCTTCAGCTCGTCCACCTTGCCGTTGAGCACCGCCAGATACACCTCGCTCAGCCCGGTGGACTGGATGGGCAGGATGCTGTCCTGCCCCAGGCCCCCCTCCACATGGACGAAGTCCCGGCTCAGGTCCCCATACTCCGCCTCGTTGACGCTGCCGTCGCTGCGGATGAAGTGCCGGGGCCGGGCGTTTACCAGCAGGTTCATCAGGATGGCCTGGTTTCCCCGGTCGATGTACTCCTGGGCGCTTTTGGCCACGTCGATGTAGCCAAAGCCGCAGGGGGTGCCCTCGGTGCGGAACAGCGGGTCAAATACGAAGGGATACAGCCCATGGTCATACCACCCCCGCTGGGCGTACTCCTGCTGATTTTCCGTGGCGAAGAGCACGGTGTCGTTTACGAATTTGCAGTAGTGCAGCACCTGCCTGCCCCCCCGCTCCCGCTTGTAGTACCAGTCCACCACGGCGGTTTTGCCGCTGGTGTCCACCCGGTCGTCATACAGGTAGCGGCTGCCGGTCTCCTCCGGGGTGCCCAGCTTGTCCTTCAGGAAGGGATACCGGGCCACCAGGGACTGGTTGCTTTGCAGCTCCACATGGAATACATTGGCGGAGTTCTGAATGTCCCCGATGCCGCTTTCCCAGAACAGGTTCAGGATGTCCACCTTCCTTATGGCCACATCCCCCAGGCCGTTCAGGCTCCCTGCGTCCCAGAACACCCCATAGATGCCTGTGCCGTATTTCAGCTTGCTGTCGTTTACCTCGTCATAGACCTGCTCAAATTCGCTCTGCTCCAGCACCACCGGCAGAATCTGCCCCAGCAGCTTGGCCTCTGCCCGGTCGTCCTCCTCCCGGGGCAGCACATTGGGGCTGGGGAAATTGTCCATTACGTCGGCGTGCTTGCTGGCAATGGCATTGAACAGCCACCCGGAGCTGGGCTCCACCTGGTTGTTCCCATGGCCCCGCATACACTCCCAGTGCCGCAGCTTATACCACTGGGCGTTCTCCACCACCCGGCGCTCCAGGTTGGCCTTTCCCTCCCGATACCGGTTCAGGGTGGCCCGGGCCTGGCGCACCTCTCTGGCCCCCACCGGGAGGCTTTTCATGTCGTTCATCCGATAATCTCCAATCCCGGCCGCTTCCCGGCCGCTGTGATCCGCTCCCTGGGAATGTCCAGGAAGAGCTTCATGGGGGAGGCATTGTAGCTGTCCGCCTCCGGCTCCCCCCGGGGCCGGATGGGCCGGGACATGCAAAAATAGCGCACCTCGTCGGCCACATGGTCTTCGCCGTCGGTATCCACATCCTCCGGCCTGCATCGGTCGTATTGCAGCAGAGGCACCGTGCGGATAAAGGCCCGGCAATTTTTGAAAACATACATCTGGGGATAGCCGTTGCCGTCCATCTGGAGCCGGTAGTGGACCTGCATCCAGCCGGGCAGCCGCTTGTTGTCCCCGGGCTGGAAGTACACCTGCCGCCGGGCGGCGGTCTGGGCGATGCTCTCCCCGGTCTCCCCGTCCCATATGGCGGGATCCGCCACCCCGATAATCCGCTTCCCCCGGAGCCATCGGTGCTCCATCTCAATCTGTCGGATTTTGTCGAAAACCTGGTCCGGGGTCCACCGTACCCCCTGGTTGGGGGTGCCGGTGCAGCCGTACAGCTCCAGGATCCGGTAGGCCACACCGTCGTAGTCCACCGCCCACCAGCCGCAGGAGAAGGGCCGGTGGTATCCCCAGTCGAAGCTGCGGTAGAGCTTCCAGTCCCCGGGGATCTCAAAGGGCTCGATTACATGGGTGAATTTCCTGTCCCGGTAGTGCTCCGGCCGGTCCTGGAAGTCCTCGAAGAATTGCCCCTCGTATACGTCCCAGTCCCCCTCCAGCCAGGCCTTGCGGAGCTTGGGGGGCAGCTTTTCCAGGCTCCGCAGATACCCGGGCTGACTTTTCATCAGGGCCTGGTTGTCGGTGCACCGGGCCTGGATGAAGGCGTAGTCCTCCGGGTGCTCCTGGGGCTGGAACCGGCGGTCGATGAACAGCCGCTTGAAATAGCCGTGGCTGGGGCCCCCGGGGTTCAGGGTGTAATAGGTGCGCTTGGGGAAATCATTGGCCCCCCGGACGCAGGCATCGATTTGCACCAGCCAGTTCTCCTGGAACTGCCCCGCCTCGTCGGCGAACCACACGTCATACTCCGCCCCCTGGTACTGGCCCAGGTCGTCGTCGCCGTCGCAGTAGCCGAAGGCAATGGTGCTGCCGTTGGGGAAGGAGAAGATTTTGTCCCCCTTGTGGTAGCTGGCCGCATCCCCCAGCATCAGCAGCAGGGGAGCGATGTGGTTGTTGTACAGCTCCCGGTAGGTGCGCCGGGTAATCAGCACCTTTATCCCCGGATACCCCAGGCACAGCAGCACCGCCTTCCACCGGACGAACCAGCTCTTCCCCCCGCCCCGGGCCCCGCCGTAGCCCACATACCGGTGCTCCTCCAGCAATGCCTGCCGCTGCTTGGGGTTGGGCCGGGGCATCCTCAGATTACTTGGCAAAGTCTTCCGCCTCCCCCTGCAAGGTCACGGTGATGCCGGTGTTGGCGGCGCATTGCAGCTCCAGCTCCAGCCGCCGGAGCTTCAGCTCCCGCTCCCGCTGGGCCATGGGGTCCGCCGGGCTCAGGATGTCCTGCAAGTCCTTCAGCACCCCGGTCAGCTGCTTCATCCCGCCCCGGTCCCCCGGCTCCACCTCCTCCACCGCCGCCTCCACCTTCCCCAGCAGCCTCCACGCCACCGCCCGCACCTTCTCCTCTTCCATACCCCCATCCCCTCTCTAAAATGTACTGAGTCTTTCGGGCGATGAAAATCGCCCGCAACCCCCCGCTTTCCGTGCACCCCGATGAATGGAAAACGCCTTTCGTAGGGGCGATGAAAATCGCCCGCACCCTTCCGGTTTAGCGAGTACCCGGTTGAATGGTACGCACCCATTCCCGGCTCCCTCTCTGAGGGAGCTGTCGAGCGAATGCGAGACTGAGGGAGTGTCCCCCGATGCTCGTAACCGCTCCAAAAATACAGAGCCAATAAAACCGTTCGTAAACCATCAGACCGGTGGAACCATCGAACGACACTCCCTCAGTCAGCCCTTCGGGCTGCCAGCTCCCTCAGAGAGGGAGCCGGGAACGGCCTGCACCATTCACCCAGGTACTCGCTAAAATCCCACGTTTCGGGCGATTTTCATCGCCCCTACGAAACTCAGAGGATTTTGGCTTATACCATTCAACGAACGACACTCCCTCAGTCAGCCCTTCGGGCTGCCAGCTCCCTCAGAGAGGGAGCCGGGAACGGCTTGCACCATCCATCGGGGTACTCGCTAAAATCCAACGTTTCGGGCGATTTTCATCGCCCCTACGAAGCTCAGAGGATTTTGGCTTTTACCATTCAACGAACGCCCCCTTCACTCCTCCACCTCTACCATTCTGTCCAGCATACACCGGCGGCACAGGGCCTGGCCATGCTCCAGGGGGAAATACCACCCCTCGGCCACAGGCTTGCCGCAGTCCTGGCACACCGGGCGGCGGCAGAGGCGGTCATCCCACCGGGCCGCCAGAGCCTGGGCCTGCTCCCAGGGTTCAATCATGGCTCCGGCCCTCCCATACGCTTTGCAGCACCTCCACCGCAGCGCACAGGGGAAGCTCCGTGCTGCCCCCCTGCTCCACCCGCTCCACCAGTACAAAAATGCCCCCCAGCAGCCGCAGGAACATCCCCGTCCGCACCACCCCGGCAGGCACCCGGGCCGCCCACCTGCGCCCCTTGGCATCCCGCCCGGTGCACAAATCAAACTTCCTGTCCATTCCCTTCTCCTTTTCCGTCCAGCTTATCGGACACATTACTTTCTATACTTTCCATTGAAAAAAGTAAATTTCCAGTTGAATATTCAGAACTCCCATGCTACAATGAACTTGTACACTTTTTTGCACCCACTTTGAGACAATCCCCATTGAACGGTACAGCCCCTCCCGCTTTCCGAGCACCCCAATGAATGGAAAACGCCTTTCGTAGGGGCGATGAAAATCGCCCGCACCCTTCCGGTTTAGCGAGTACCCCGATGAATGGTGAAACGTAAAACATTCTGAGCCTTCGTAGGGGCGATGAAAATCGCCCGCACCCCCACGGTTTCCGAGCGGCACGTTGAATGGTACGCACCAAATCCCGGCTCCCTCTCTGAGGGAGCTGTCGAGCGAATGCGAGACTGAGGGAGTGTCCCCCGATGGTTCCTCCATGCCAACGATTTCCCACCAGCGCAT